TATAGGTTCCATCTATACCATCATAATCACTACTTTTAGCTGTTAAAGTATATTCATTATTAGAACTAGAAACATTTGAAAATACACTTCCAGTTGCTCTAGCTAAAGACACATTCCACCAACTTTGACTAAAAAATGGTAAATATATAGGATCTGTTTTAGCATATCCTTGAGTACCAGACATTATAAACCTTAATTCACCATAAACAGAATATATATCATTTAATTTAGCACTTTTAAAATTAGCATTTGATGCTGAAGGATATAATAATTGAATACCAAATTGGGTATTAGATCCAGAATTAATTTGGAATACTGATTGAGTATAATGAGATGAGTTAGGTATACCTTTTGTTTTAAATCTAAATTCTATATTATCAGGCACAGCACTACTTGCTAAATCTCCATTCCACCAGCCTTCTATTACATTCCAATCAACATTAATTTCATTCCATACAGGAATTACAGATTGTATAGCAGGTAACCAAGGTACTTCAACAGCACTATGAGAAATAGATGAGGTTAAATTTAAAGGATTAGTATTTAAGCTATATGAAAATTGATCTATTGATTGATTTACAACAGGTGTAAATTTTTGATCACCTCCAAATTCATTAATCCTTAATATAGTACTTGGAATACCAAAACAATTTAATAATGCTCTTAAACCTTTATGTGATCCTTTAGATTTTAGTAAATAAGGTAAATTATGATAAATTCTTTTATATACTTCTTTATTTAAATCATCAAATGTGTTTACATCATTTGAGGCAGAAATATAATTAGTTACTAATTGAGATCCCGTTGATGGAGTTAAAGATCCTGAAGTTGTTAATCCTAAAAATGCTTCATATATATCTGCATTCGTTCTATCACTAGTATATAATTTAATACCTAAAGAACGAAGAGCATCAGAAACCATATCTTTAGAAATACCATAATTAATACGATTATCAGCATCTTTTATAGAAGTAATTGCTCTTGAATATGTCCAAACAGAATCAAAACTTTGTCCCATCATTCCAACTAATAAACTTAAAGTTGAATTTTGAGGGTCTTCTTTTATGTAAGCAGGAAGTTGATTCCAAATATAATCCATATTACTTTGATCATATAAAGAAGCTGAAAGTATTTGACCACCATAATTTGTATTAGATTCATCAATTGAACCATACCAAACCGAAGCGGAATCTGAATTTACAGAAACATTGAAATATGGAGGAGTATTTGATCCTGATTTAGGCCAAGATTTAGAACCAGAATTAAAATAAAGGAAATATTCATATCCATCAAATTGTTTAATTACTGTATCTATATTTTGTTGGATAGTTGATTCACTAGCTGATATATAAGTTGTATCTGTTAAAGCATCTAATCCTTTTAAAGAATTAATATCACTTTGATAACTTTGGATTGTATTTAATTTATATCTAAAATTTTCTAATCTATCATAAGCAGAAGAAAAATGAACAAATTGATTATAAAAATCATAATCTATATTAATATTTACACTTTTTTCTTCTAATATTGATTGTAGTTGTTGGAATGAAGAAGTTAATGAAGTATCTAATATAGTACTTGCATTAAAGTATTCAGTTGTAGAATTTGTTTTTTCATTTAAATCTACATTAGTGTTTGGACCCCTTAAATATACTTTTTCTTCTACATTATCAGCTGTAAATTCTATATTTACGTTAAAAGAATAGGGATCAGAAACCTGTTCTACTACCCATAAAGTATCTTTTACATTATAACTTGTTGGAAGAGGTTCATATAATTTAATAAATAAACTTGGTTCAATTTCATCTTCAGTATCAAGTAAACTATTTACTCCTATTATAGTATTATTATTTCCAAAATTTAAAAGAAAATCAGAATAAAAACTTTTTCCTTGTTTTGAAGCAATGTAATTTAAATAAGAAGTACCTAAAGCATTATATGAAACATTATTAGTAGAAATTTTTATTTCAGTTCTATCCGATGAAATTTCTTTTATATAAAATCTAGTTTCAAAATTACTTAAAAATAAGGTTCTATAGAAAAAATAATTAACATTGTATTCTCCAATTTCATAACCAGCATTTTTAGCATCTTCAACAGGATCTAAATATATTGTATCAAATAAATTAGAATCTTCAGATGTTAATTGGGTATTATAATTTTTAAAATTGTAGTTAGCTCCAATTAAGACATTGTCGGCTGAATATACATAATATTCAACTACATCTTGATCTGCACCAAAATTTCTAACAATCTCATACTCATTTAATAGATTAATATCCTGATTAGTATAATCTTGATTTACATAATCTAATGAGGGATTAAATGCAACGCTACTAGTTTCCATATTCTATATTGTAGATGACATATTAATTACTTCTTGTTGTGCCGATAATAGTTGAATTCTTAAATTACTAATCTCATCAATTAAAGCTTGCATTTCTGCTGATTGATCTGTCATCCCAACATAACTTGAACTTCGGGTTACAAGTTCTCTATGAGAACTAATTTCACCATTTTGAGGAATATCAAAAAATAATCTATTATATTCTTCAAAAAATTGAGCAACTGTTAAAGGTTCTAGATCTGGGGTTACTTCTTCAGGTTGTACTAGTTGTTTAAATTCGGTATCTACTATTTGTGGATAAGAAACTTTTCCAAATACTGCTTTATTTAATTTTAATTCTTGATTTGCCATTATCTTACAACTTTAAAATAATTTGTACCTGAATCCTGAACTATAGTTTCACTTCCTACTACTGTTTTTAACATTAATTGATAATATCTTTCTGGTTCTAATCCATCCATATAAACTTTAAAATAATTAGAACTTGAATTCATACTTAATTTAGTATAGTTTGTATCAAAATCAACAACCATTTCTCCAGTTTTAGCATCTTTAATTGCCCAATAAGAAGAAGTTGGTAATAATTTAGTATTCAAATATACGGATTGAGTTTGAAATGACCTAGCAGGAAATATATCTCTTGTTTTTACTTCAAAATCAAATATCATTGAATCTTCAAATGTTGATTGTAAATTGGTAAATTTAGAAATAAAAGCACTAGAAGTTACTACTGAACCTGTACCAGATCCTGTTAAAAAATAACCATCAACTATTGAATCATCCCATTTAAATTCTAAGGCAGGTGGATAAATTGTATGTGTATCCATTGAAAAGAAATTTGTACTAACATAATCAGTTCCAAATTCAATTGAATCATTTAATTTTAAAACAAACCCATTATTTTCTAAATTTTGAGCAGAACCTGTAAGCCATAACCTAATAGTATCAGTTACAGGCATGTTTATATCTTTATCACTTGTATAGTCAAAACTTTGACTTGATTTAGTTGATAATAAAACTCCACCAAATGTTCCAGTTGAACCTGTATACCAAGTACTTCCTCCTATTTCTGATCCAAATGAAGCTGTAACGTAATCAGCAAAACCCGTTGTTGTCCATCTATTTGAACCTGATTCTCCTGCAAAAGTCCAAGAACAACCATTATCAGTTTTTGGATCATCTGCTACTCTTCCTGTACCCATATCCCAACTTTGTGAAACTGGGAATGCCTCTATTGTATAATCTAATGGTAGATTTCCCGCATTAGCTAAGTATAATCTTAAGTTAGTTTTATAAGCCGTAGATCCTATTGTATTAGTAACTATATCGTTTATATTCGCATTTTTAAACTGAATTAACGCACGATTTACAGCAGGTAAATCGCCTTGAGCCGATGATAGTTGGTTTACACCATTAATATTAGATATTTCTAAAACCTCATCTCTACCAGTATTTTGAGAGGGATATTGAGATCTTATAAAAGCATCTTGTTCTGAAAATAATTTATATACAGCCATGTTTTTTAATTTGTTACTACTCTACCTTGAATATCAATATCAGGAAATCTTACTTCAAATATACTAGGATCTAAAGAAGGGTAAAGTACATTATCAATTGTAGCTCCTTCTATATCATAAGAATATTCTGAATATCCTGAAGAAGAACCTGCTTTATTTATAATAGTTAAATTTTTAATTGTTTGTACTCCCTCAACTGTATCTAAAACATTTTTAACATTATTTATTAAAATAGGTTGATTAATTTGCCATTTATCTGTATCAAAATATACTTTTAGGGCATTAATACATGCATTTAATACTATTCTATTATTAAAATTAGGAAGCATTATAACATCAAAGTTTATTCCTAAATTGATTATAAAAGCATCTTTAATAGTTACAGCATCTGTAACCATTCTATATTCAGCTAAATAGGTTTTTAAATTTTGTTTTAAAGCAGGATCAGCTAATGTAAGTAATCCACTATTATTTTTAGACAAAATATATAAACATAAAGTATTATCATTATAATCACTAAATGAAGTTGTATTATTATTTAATATATCACTTTCTTGTGTTATATAAGTTTTATATATTACTCCATATTTAGAAGGTAATGATAAAGCTCTAATCATATAATCATCTTTAGTAACAGTCCTTAATTGTGTAGGATATTGTGCTAAAGAATTTAATCTTATATCTTCATTTGTATCTCCATCTCCCCCACCTATAGCAGGTTGTAAATTATTAAATGCTAAAGATTGTTGTACTGTTGATGAAAGTGTTGCATCTAAATCATTTCCAAAAAATGTTGTATTAATTGATGATGCTAAAGTTAATGATTCAGCTGGGACGTTTGATTCAAACCCACCTCCAGTTAAATATTCTATTGTTAATGTAGTATTTGAAGGTGCTAACCCATAAGTTTTAGTATATAAAAAATTAGCAGGATCATAAGCAGTTGTTAATTTATCAACTCCATAAGGTAATCCTAAACCAATATTATCTGAATTTGGAATTATTTCTTCGTCTGGATTTGATGAAACACCAGGACCAAATTGTAACTCTAAAGTATTATTGGCTTTAAACCTTGTAACAAATCTTCTTGGGACTTTATCTATTTTTAATAAATAAGGGGTTGTTTCATTATATTGGTATAAATTTGGATCATTCGCAGCTATATTTGATGTTGAATTAAAAATAGTTTCTTGTGCTAAATAAGGAACTTGATACCAACGATTATTATCACTATCTGTACATTTTATTATTTCTATAATATTATTATCAGTAATTTCTACTGTAGAAAATTTTTGTGGTGTTGTAAACGAAAAAGTAGTTGTTTGTAAGTTACCAGATACTGCTCTAGCTCTCTTTTTTAATAAATAAAAACTTGGTTGATTAGCAGCATTAGTAGAATAAACTGATATGTCTGTAGGATCTGAACTTCCTGATACTGTAAAATCAATTTTATCTTCTATATAAAAAAATACACTAGTATTATTTGCTGATTGAAGTTGTCCTCCTTCTTCTACAATTAAAGCATAATTCCAATCAGGTTGAACTGTACCACGAACCGTAGTTGAAGGAATTGTTTGAAATATTTCAACATCTGTAGTAGCGGCATTTGTTACTTGGGGAGTATATCCCATTGAATAAGCTAAATTTAATAAATTATCTCTTTGTTTAGCAAATTGAATAAAATTTTCTTGTACTTGGTTATCAGTATAAAAAGATAAAACATCACCAACATATGATGCCATTTCTATTAACATCATACCAGCAGATTCTTCCGAAAAATCATTATAAGTACTAGGATAATATATCTCAGCAAACTCTATTAATTTTTGTTTTAGAGTATCAAAATCTTTATTAAGATATTGTATATTTTTAGCTTGTGGCATTTTGCAGGTTTAAATTTAATTGAAGTTCATCTTCAATATTGGTGTTAATTATTGTATACTTTAAATATATATTAATAGTCCCACTATTAGGAGTAAGAACTATATCTAATGATTCTATTATAACTTGAGGAAAAAATTGTGTAATTCCACCTCTAATTATATCTTCAATAACTCCTGAAGTATCTTCTGTTACTTGTTCAAAAATTACTCCTCTTAATCCTGAACCAAAACCAGGATTCATTATTCTTTCTCTCTTACCTGTTAGAAGAAAATTTATTAAATTAGATTTAATAGCAGCAGTTGTTGTATAAGTGGTATTAATACCTGTTTGACCATCAAAAGGGATTGATATTCCAACCCCTGTACTTGGTTTTAGATCTAATACATCAACATTCCTTACTATGTAAGCCATTATAATTTACCTTCTTCTTTAAATTTATCCATCATTCCGGAAAAATCAGGAACAGCATCAATTGATACTTGATTTATATCAGAAGTCTTTGAAGTAGACATTTGTTCTACTGATTCAACTACTTTTGTTTCTTGTTGAGGCATCCCCCCATTAAAACCTACTGCATTTTGAGCAGTAAAATCTCCACCTCCTAATGATCTCCATTCTCCAGCAGCAGCAGTTTCATTTAATATCTGTGCTAAAGGATCTTTTGATTCAAATAGTGGTTTAGTAGGTTTTTGAGGTTGTTGTGGTTGTTTTTCCTCATTAACAATTTCAGAAA